GTGAGGTCAAGGACGCTTGCCCTTTTTTTGTGCAATCGGCAAAAAACGGCCATTGTACACTTGGCCGGTAGGGTATTGACCGGTAGATATTGCCTAGTCTACAACGGCGGTGTGGCCAACCAGAATAAACGTGCATCGTATAGCCAAGTTGCCAAACATTTTGGCGTAAACCCATCTGCGGTGCAGTTTTGGGAGAAAAAGGGCTTTGATCGAAACTGGTCTACAGAGGAGCAAGAAGCATGGCGAAAAGCCTACACTGCCGACAGAATTGTAGAGCCACCGCTGGCAAAGCCGAAATTTGACGGACCAAAACCGGCAAAGACTGCCGAGCCGGTGCTCGACTACAAAGAGGCACGGACGCAGAAGCTCGCAAAAGAGATCGAACGTCTCTCCATCATCATCGGCCGCGAAAAAGGCGAACTGGTGCCCGCGGCCGACATGCGCGAAACCGCTACCCGCGTAGTCTCTGTTTGGTGCTCCGAACTGGACGCGCTAGTTGGCGACCTCCCTGGGCAACTTGCCGGGCTCACCGAAGCCGAGATCCAACCAAAACTCCGAAGCCGGATTGAGCTTTTGAAGGCGAACGCACGGGAGGGCTTTTCCAGCTTGTGAATCCAATTGCTGACGGATCCTGCATCGGCATCCGCCTCGCCTACACCGGAGACCCGCTGGACTGGTTGGAGGCCAACGTGCGTTTCCCGCACTCGTCCCGCTCGACTCATTTTGATCGCGGCACGGCTCCATGGTGGAACGCAGTCTTTGCGGATTTTGCCGACCCCTCCTGTCGCCAGACATTTGTCCAGGCGTGTACCGGCGCGGGCAAGTCTACCGCACTGGAGGCGCTGGTTTGCTGGGCAGTGGCTCAACAGCCTGGGCCGATGCTCTCGATCACCCAGACCGACGCCACCTCGGCCGAATGGATGGCAACCAGGTTGCTCCCGGTGCTCAACGCATGCGAACCACTCCGCGGACTAATGCCGACGAACCGGCACCACGTCAAAAAGGATGGCATATATTTTCCGCACATGCCATTGATGCTCGGCGGCGCCAACACCTCCAACGCGCAAGAGAAGTCCGTGCAGGTTCTCTTCTTGGATGAGTGCTGGCAGTATTCCGACCTCATCACACAGTTCAAAAAACGGCTCCATGACCGCTGGAACGGCTACGCGCTGCTGACTTCCCAGAGCTTTGAGGAACCGCACCAACTCACCGAGGAATGGAGATCCGGCGAAGAGTTCCAGTGGTGCCACTCCTGTCCGGGGTGCAGCGAGTGGGTCAAACCAGCGTGGACTGACATCAAATACGACGAGTGCAAAAACGAAAACGGTGAGTGGAACTGGGGCGCGCTTGTCAAAACGGTGCGCCATGAGTGCCCCCACTGCGGGCACGTCACACCAGACACGACGGCAGCACGGCGGGCGCTGACCCAGCGCAGCGAGTGGCGCACCGAGGGCAACGACCACGTCGAAGGCTACCGCTCCCGCCGAGTGTCCGCCCAGTCTGTTTACTGGATCCGGTGGAGCGACCTCGTCATCCAATGGTGCCAGGCGTGCGACGCTCGACACCTCGGGGTGTTGCAGCCGACCAAAGACTTCAGAATGCAACGGCTTGCGGAGCCTTGGAAGCAGGAGGAGGAGTTACCCGCGCTGGAGTTGGAGGCTTCGGAGTATTTCGTAAACGAGTGGCAGGACGGGCGCCCAATGCCAGACGAGGCCGCCCGCGTTTTCACGGTGGACTGCCAGCAAGATCACTACTGGGGAATCGTGCGCGTTTGGCTCAAGGACGGGCACAGCCGACTTCTCTGGGCGGGGAAGATTTTGACCGTGGACCAGCTCCGAGAGATCCAGACGCGGCTGAAGGTGCCCGACAAGCGCACCCTACTGGACGCTGGCAACTCGTTTCACGGGCGCGTTTACGATACTTGCGCGCGCTACGGGTGGACCGCACTCATCGGGCGCGCCGAGGATCACTTTACGGTGCGCGGGCAGGACGGCAAACCCATCCGCCGCTACTACTCAGCACCGGATCGAGTGGTGGCGCCGACGTACAAAGACCAGAATGGCAAGCGCGTGTTTGTCACTTTCTTCTACTGGGCCAGTGATCCCATCAAAGACATTCTGGCAAATCTGCGAAATACCGGATCTCCGGTGTGGGAATTCCCACAAGACGCACCGCCAGAGTATGTGCGGCATTTAAACTCAGAGCGCAAACGCGCGACGGTGGACAAGCGCAGCAAGAAGACCCGCTTGCGCTGGACGGCAACCGGCCGCCCAAACCACATGTGGGACGCAGAGGCAATGAACGTACTTACCGCGCAGATCCTTGGCATTTTGCCTGATATGGCGAGCACCGCGCCGGAGGTTGACGACCCGCCACCGACAGAGTAGATTGGCCGCTCAACCATCAACGCAAGTGTACGACTGGTTGTGAGCAACAGGGAAATTAGTGCCCGGCCTGCCGTGTGGCAGTGTCCGGGCTTTTCCTTGTCCCGACGGCGTTAGATAGATGGCTCCTGATCAAAAACTCCTGCTCCAAGTATTCCTGACGCGGGATGTCGCGGAACTCAGGGCCATCGTGGCGAGTAAGTTTGACTTAGTGCTGGCGGGCAAAAGCTCTCTGGTTTCCAGCTCCATTGACGGCGCCGCGTTCCAGTTCAACGTGGGCGGCACATTGTCGCCGCTGGACGTTGTCATGCTGGCGCAGCAGGCTCTTAATTACAAAGCCGCGGGCATTAGCGCGCCGGTGCGCAGGACTCAGGCCTTTTTCATATGAGCCTTTTTGACAAACTCAAAACCTTGATGGGATTCAAAGGCCCAAAGGTGCAGGGAGCATACGACTCTTACCGCAGACAGCGGCTCATTGAAGGTGGCGTGTGGGGCGAACCCTATTGGAGGACGCACACGCAGAGCATTTCCAAAGAACTCAACATCTCCGAGTGGAGGACGCTAAACAGCGCGGCTAGGAAATTGTACTGGAATAACGGAATGGTGAATGCCGCTATCGACCAGAAGTCGATGCTCTCCGTTGGAATGGCGATGCGGCCGATCTTTGTTGGCGCCGATAAAGCGTGGGGCAAACAGGCCGAGGGCGTGCTTCTGGATTGGTTCCAGATTGCCTACCTCGACGGCAAATCTTGGTGGGAAGGGCTCCGGCTGGAGTCTACTGCGATTGACCGCGAAGGGGACTTGCTCACGATCCTTACAACGGCATCAACTGGCTACCCGCAACTGCAACAGGTACCCTGGCACCAGATCGGCAGCAGGAATGACGAAGGCGTTTTGGAATCTGGCCGGTATCGTGGATTGCGAATTTACAACGGCGTCATCCTGTCCAAGACCAATCGCGCAGTGGCTTACCGCGTGCTAGGTGAGGCGTCCGACGGTTCCGAGGACCGCGATATTCCCGCCCAGGCTTGTATGCTGACGATGGACCCCCGCGAGGTGGACCAGGTGCGTGGGATTTCCGCGTTTGCTCCTGCCATCCGTGATTTGCTTTCCCTCAAAGACCTCGGCGACGATATTCAGAGCGCGTCCCGCATGGCTGCCAAAATCGGGCTGCTGGTGACCAACCAGCAAGGCATGGCCGACGCATCAGACGCGTATCAGGCGCTTTCCGAAAACACAGTGCCGCAATGTGGCCCTGGGCTTCGCATCACGCCAATGGCTGGCGGCCGCATTGAATATCTGACCGCAAACGCTGGCGAGTCCATTAATCAGATTGACGCCAAGATACCGACGGAAGCGCAGGACCGGCTACAGGAAAGACTCATCCGCAACGCTTTGCTGGCAGCTCAGTGGCCGCCAGAGTTCGGATGGGACATGAGCAAGCTTGGTGGCGCCAGCGCCAGAATCGTGCTGGAGCAAGTGAACCGCATCACCTCCGAGCGTCACGCCTACCTAGCGGCATTCTGTAAACGCCGGTGCGCTTACGCAGTGGCAAAGTTTGTTGAAATGGGAATGCTTCCCGCGTACACCGGCGCCGACAAAGACCGCGGCGGCGCATACCAGTTTCGTTTCACCGAACCCGCCCGACTCACCGCTGACAGCGGCTACGCTTCCCGCGACGCCATCGAAGCCTACCGTGCTGGGATGCGCAGTATGACCGACATTCTGGCGTCGGGCTCCAAGACACTGGAGGAGCACCTTGACGAGGTGGAACGCGAGGAAATCGAAATCAAAAAGCGGGTCGAACGCTCTGGGCTTTCGCGTGACGTGTTTGGACTTTTGACACCCAACGGCAATCCGCCGACAACCGCCCCCACCGAATGAAGTTCCAACGCATTATCGAGCAGGTTTTTTACCGGCCGTGGCTCATTACGCCTGGCGGCTACGCAGCAGTCCGCCAGCTAGTGGAGGGCCGACTGGTCCGCGCTGGTGGCGACGATTACGAGAAAATAGGCGGCATGATGAACAAGCGCGAGGAGATGGAGATCGACGGCCAAGGGATTGCTTACATCTGCATTGACGGGACGCTCGCCAAGGGGATCTCCGCGCTGGAAGCGTGCTGCGGCGCTTGGGATTACGAGTGGATTAGCGAAGACATCGAGGAGGCCGTAGAGGCCAACGTGCGCGGAATCATGCTCGAAATCAACTCCCCCGGTGGCAACTGCACCGGCTGTTCCGAAGTGGTGGATTTGATCCAAGCGCTCAAGGTTCCAATCGTCGCCTACTCAAACGACACCGCTTGCTCGGCCGCGTACAACATCGCCGTGAGTTGCGACCGGATTATTGGATCCGTGGGATCAACCTGGGGCTCGATTGGCACAATCATTCCTTGGCTGGACCAGTCTGCTGCCTACGAAGCGCAGGGACTAAGCTGGGAACCCATCACCAGCGGACCGCTCAAAGGTGCTGGCATGGGGCCGTCTTTGAGTCCCGCCCAGCGCGCTAGTTTGCAGCAGCTCGTGGACGACTCTTTTGACCAGTTCCGCGGCAACGTCCTTCGCAATCGGCGCGTGGCCGACGAGTACATGACCGGGGCCGCTTACCTCGCACCGCGAGCAAAGTTGGGCAATCTCATCGACGACGTCGGCACGGAAGAACTTGCTTATCAGGCACTCCTTAGTATGGTTGGCGTGTAGTTTCATTGGGGTTTATTGTCTCCGCCCGCACCGAGTTTGGTTTCTCGGTGCGGGCTTTTACTTGTCCCGATTTGCATTGGTAGATGGATCATCTACCCAACACCCTGACTGACGCGCTGGCCGCGCTCTCTGCCGCGCAGGCAGACGTGAGCGCTCTCAACGCACTAAGCGCCGAGCACACCGCACTGGTGGCAACCTTTGACGCGCTTAAATCCCGCGCCGCAGAACTGTCCGCCGCGCTTGACGTTGCGCAACTGGAAAAGCTGGAACTGGCAAAAGCACTCGACGCAGTGAAGGCTGCCGAGGCCGATGCTTCCGCAAAGGCCAACGCCATTGTCGCCAACCTGGGCGTGGCTCCCGTCGCCATCCAGCCTGAACAACTTTCCGCACCCAAGGGCAAGCAAGAGCTTTGGGCGCACTACATGACTCTTGGATTCAGCGAGCGCAATGAGTTTTACGCCGCTAACAAGAAAGCAATGCAGCTCTAACCCTCATACATCTAAAATCATATGGCCCTCAATGGCGTTTTCCTCGCACAAATCGCGCAGCAGTCGCTGCCGTTCCTGACTAATGCTTTCGCTCCCCTGCGTGGCATCACCACTGACTTCTCCACGGATGTTGCATCCGCTGGCAGTTCGGTGACGACCCGGTTTGCTACGGTCCCGTCCGTGGTTGACATCACTTCCGCAGGCTACGCTCCTGTGGCCGGTGACACGACTGCCCGCACGATCTCGCTCGATCAGCATCGCGGCGTCACGCTCGGGTTCACAGACATCGAAGTCCTCCAGTCCTCCATCAATTTCCAGAACTTGTTTTTGGCGCCGATGGTGCAGTCCCTGGGCGCTGACATGTTTGGGCAGCTTTGGAATCTGGTGACCGCTGCGAACTTTGCGCAGACTCCCTTGTCCTCCAGCGCTGCCAACTTTGACCGGCAGGATGTGATCGACCTCGGCGTGACGCTGACGCAGACGCTCAAGGCGCCAAAGATGGGCCGCAGCGTTATCATCAATCCCGCTTACTACGGCGCGATCTC